GCTATTATATACAATGTAGAGAGGAAGGAAAACCTCACAAAACCAGAAAGGGAAAGATGATGCGTAAAGATTACGTCCCAACGATTATGATGCATAGGCACAAGTATAATGAATTGGTAAAGAGTGGATTTCTTCGAACAACCGATTATGATTATGATGTATTGGAAATGCCTGATGAGATTCATCCGCTACAGGTGAAGCGTGTAGGGCGATTTACATATGATAAAGCGGAGGAAGTTGTAAACGTAATAGTAACAACTGTTTGAAAAACACAGCTGACCTATCGGCTTTACGGGGAGAAAGGAAACATCATGAATAAATCAATTATCACCCGCGAAGGTTGGCACACCACGAATCACGGTTTCCGGTACTACATCGAGAACGGCAGAATTCTCTACGGTGTCGCAGACAAATATGACCGTTTGAACGTCAAGCTGTACCCGCACAAGGTTATCGCGAAGAATGGCACTGTTTATGGCTATGAACGTGTCGAACCTCTTGCGCGTTACTACAATCTGACCCGTTACGTTTGGAGGGAATAAAAATGTTGTTAGTGGCAATCATGCTTATTATCCTTGTTACATGGGGGCTGGGACAATGAACAAGAGAGAACGCAAGTATAAAGTGATATCTTTATCCATGTTTCCGGAAGACCTGAAACGGCTGAAGGAAATTAGCGATATTACGAAGATGGGGAATTTTTCGAAAACCTGTCGGCTCTGCATCAAAACCGTTTATAACGAACTGTTAAGAAGGGGGATTGTAAAAAATGGCAAGGTGGAATAAACGATTCGCGCAAAGCACGGCGCTTGAAAATCGCCCGCTTCCCGCATCCGTGTATGCGGGTACAAAAATCCCAAAAGAAGGGCTAACGCTTAAAGCAGTTCGCAAAGAAATGAAAGCGCTTATTGACCTAATGGACAAGCGTTTTAAGGCGGCGAAGAAAAAGGGAATCGAATACGAAAGCATTAAACAGTATGAGCGCCACTACTGGGATAAACCCTCCACTGTCCGCACAGTGGAGGAGGGCGTCCGGCAGATTCGCTCCATGTGGAAGGTGGTATCCGGCACGAAGACTCCACAACAATTGTTTTTCGCACAACAAAATCAATGGAAGATGGAGTACAAAACACTTTTACAACGAGGGTGGTTCACGGAAGAAAACTTTACATACGAAGACTTCTTGCAGTTTCGCAAATTTTTCGCGGTTTATGCTGATGCGAATAAAGAGGCACAATATTATTACATCCTGCAAGATATTATTGATATATCTCAGGAGGGGACGACAAGCGTTAAACGTAAATTTGCAAAATCTGACTGGGAAGACCTCATGAAACGGTGGGACTACTGGGAGAGACAGGCGGACAAGGCGCGTGCGCGCTATAAACAGCGTCTGAAAGCGGGCGAATTTGTAAATGGTGCAACCGTACGCGCCATTTTTGAAAAAGCCAAAAGGGAAGGGAAGATTTAGCAATGAATAGCGTATATGATGGAATCCAAAAAATAACGGCATTAACGCCTGATAATCCACGGGCAAAAATCGTATACGCTAATGCGCTGATGGCGTTTGACATAGAGACAACGCGCCTTGACGATGACAACTCTGTAATGTATATCTGGCAGTGCGGGCTGTATGTGGATGACGATTACTATATCACATACGGCAGAACGTGGGAAGAATGGACTGCTTTGCAGGATGCGTTAAACGCAAGGCTGGGCGGAATTACAATAATATGCCTTGTTCACAATCTTTCGTATGAATTTCAATTTCTCGCAGGGCTTTATGAATTCTCAGACGTAAAGTGCCTTAAATCCCGAAAAATCTTGTCAGCGACATGTGGTTGCATCGAATACCGCTGTTCGTACATTTGGACAAATAAGACGCTTTCAAAATTTTTGCAGGAAATGAATGTCAGCCACTTGAAGAAGTCGGGCGCTGAATTTGACTATACCAAAACCCGTTATCCTTGGACGGCACTAACGGAAGCAGAGATTGAATACTGCCAAAATGACGTTATCGGGTTGTTGGAAGCGGCAGTGAAGAAGATTGCGCAAGATGGCGACACGCTATATACAGTTCCGCGAACCTCCACAGGGTATGTGCGGCGTGACGCGAAACAGGCGTTAAGTCAAACACCGCTGGGGGCGCTTAAACCCACTGAAGAAATTTACAAAAAATTACGCATGGCATTTCGTGGCGGCAATACGCACGCAAATAGATATTTTGCGGGAAAGGTATTGTCTGGGGTTCAATCGGTCGACCGCTCCTCCAGCTATCCCGACGTAATGGTCAACAAAAAGTTCCCGATGAAGCCATTCAAAAAATGCCCTGACGGAATCGTAACTGTTCGGCGGGCTTTACTTTCCGGGCTTGCAATCCTTTGCACGATGACGATAAAAGGTGCAACCCTGCGTAATCCGTTATGGGGATGCCCATATATCCCTGTTAGTAAATGTCAAATGTTGATAAATCCGCTTGAAGACAACGGGCGTGTACTTGAGGCGGATGCACTGACGATTGAAGTAACGGATGTAGATATGCAGATAATTCTTGAAGAGTATGACGGTGCTTTTGATTTTACAGACATTTACACGGCACAGAAGGACTATTTGCCGGAACCTTTTACCGACTGTATAAAGCGCTACTACAAAAACAAAACAGCGCTTAAAGGTATCGAAGGAAGCGAATATGAATACATGAAAAGCAAAAATCTGTTAAATAGTCTTTATGGTATGACAGCCACAGACCCCGGAAAAGATGATATTATATTTGATGCTGATTCGGGTGAATATATTCAGCAGGAAACAGACGTAATCAAAAATATCAAAAAGTCATTTCTCCCCTATCAGTGGGGCGTGTGGGTTACCGCGTACGCACGGCAGGAGCTGGAAGAAATGATAAAGATTGTAGGGAATAATTTCGTTTACGCCGACACTGATAGCTGTAAATTTATAAAATCAGAATCAATCAGTTATGAATCCTATAATAATAGATGCAAAACGGCATCTATTGAGCATGGCGCATATGCCGTAGACAAGCACGGTATAACGCATTACATGGGCGTTGCGGAGACGGAGGGCGAATATTATCAGTTTTTAACATGGGGCGCGAAAAAATATGCTTCACAGGATGCTCAGGGGCATATAGATATAACAATTGCAGGCGTGCGTAAAAAATCCACCAAAAACGCCGCCGGCGACATTGTGGAGTGGGGAGGAGCCGATGAGCTGGAAGACGCCGGCGGACTTGTGAAATTCGCGCCCGGTTTTGTATTCCGAAAAGCGGGAGGGCTTGAAAGCGTTTACAACGACCATGTATACAAGAAAATCAATGTTGAGGGGCACGAACTCATCATAACCCGAAACGTATGCCTACGGCCATCAACGTATGCAGTGGGAATTACTTACAAATACGCTAACTTACTGGATGCACTACAAGACACTTATATAAGCATTGACGCAGACCGTAGTCTGTGCTATAATCTTATTAGGCGATAACGCCAACAAATATTAGGAGGTTGTATCATGAGTAACACTAAGACTAATCAGAGCATTTCACCCGCGGAACTGTACAAGCTGACGCTTTCCCGCGACGGGCACACCATGTCGGAGTTGATGGGAAAGACTGTTCGCGTTGATGCGTGGGGGGTTTCCGAAACGGTTGACAGCAACGGTGAGTATAAGCCACGTTGCGGAATTATTGTTGAGGGGGAGCCTTACATCACTAACGGCAGGGCGTTCAGTGAACGTCTTCTTGCCATTGTCGATTATCTGTGTCAGGCGGGCATGGACGATGTGGGTTTTAACCTTCAGGTTACCCAGATTCGGAGTAAGAATAACCGCAACTATACGTCTTGCGAATTGATTTTCGATTGACGCATAAAAGGCAGGGCGAATACCCCTGCCTTTTATTTTTAGGAGGGCGTATGAATAACCTATTTTTGGAAAATGGCTATGTTGATATGACACGAATCATAGAGCAAAAATATCCATTTATACTGATGACGGGTGCCCGCGGTACAGGAAAGACGTACGGCGCCCTTAAATATGTCATTGAACACAAAATGAAATTTATCTATATGAGGCGGACAAAACTGCAAGCAGATGTTATCAGCGTGCCAGAAATGTCACCGTTTGCTCCAGTGTTCGAAGATATAAATGTGCCTTTTGAAATGGATAAAGTTTCTAAAGAAGCGACTGCCATATATATCAATGAGGAAAGCAACCCTGCCGGGTATATCATGGCGCTGTCAGGCGTGTCAAACATTCGCGGTTTTTCAGCTCATAATATAGAAATTATTATATTTGATGAATTTATCCCCGAATCACATGAGCGAAGAATAAAAAATGAGGGTGATGCATTTTTTAATGCGTACGAAACTATAAATCGCAACCGGGAATTAGACGGTAAACCACCTGTTAAATGCCTGTGCCTTGCTAATAGCAATAGCATTGTAAACCCGATTTTCCAAAGTTTAGGGCTTATCACGATTGCTTATAAGATGGCAGAGAATGCTACGCAGGAATATAAAGATGGTGAACGCGGATTGTATCTTATAAACTTGCGCAATAGCCCTATCAGCCAAAAGAAGGGCGAAACCGCGCTTTATAGATTGCTCAAAGATAACAAGATAAAAGATATGTCGCTGGAAAACAGATTTTTGGATAAACCTGTATTGCAGACTATGAGCGCGAACCTAAAAGAGTACACGCCTGTAGTAACTTGTGGTGAAATTACCGTTTACAGGCACAAGAGCAACCACACATTTTATATAAGTCCGCACGGGCAGGGAACACGTCCGATATACAGTACAACGGAAAATGATTGTTTGCGTTTCCGCACGCTTTATCGCTATCTAATGCTGGAATATATTGAGCGCAGAATCTATTGTGAATCGCCCGCGTGTGAAATTGTTTTCTGTCAATATTTCGGAATAGTTAAATAAGCCTTGACAAAATTAAAAAATTATGGTACATTGATTGTGGCAGTAGGGAGGCTCAAACGACAACCCCGGAAGGGTGAGCAGGGCATAGTCGGATGCCGCGACCCCTATTGCCATTTTGTTTTCCGGGAGACGGGAGGTTATTTTGTGGATGTAACGGCAATCACGCAACTTGTAACTACTGTCGGTTTCCCCATTGCTTGTACATTTGTATTGTTTTCGTATCTTAACAAGGAGCGGGAACAGCACGCATCAGAAACAAAAGAGCTGAAGGATGCGCTGAACAACAACACGCTTGTTATCCAAAAATTGATTGATAAAATGGATGGTGACGCTAATTGATTGCTGAGAAATGGGCAGAAAAAATCAGCGCAGACCGTAATACTCTAATCGGCATCCCTTATACAACACTCGATTGTCAAGCATTTGTCGAATTTTGCCTGAAAAAATACGCAGGAATTTCCAAAAACTGGCGCGGCTCAAATGACATGTGGCGCAACGCTGTGCATGATAAGTTGGCAGATTTTGGAAGCATCGAAGCTGGCGAATGGGTATTTACCATCAAAAATGATGGCAAAGAGCCTAAGCGTTACACCGATGGTGTAAACGCTGCACACGTCGGCATCTACATCGGCAATGGGGAGGTTATGCATTCTACCACGGGCGGGGTGCAGTTGGATAAAATTACCAGTAAGCGTTGGACACATCACGCAAAATCAAATTGCCTCGATTATGCCGCGGATGTGGAGACAAAAGAAAATAGTTGTAACGACCTGTATAGCGACCTTGTAGCATTGGTAAATAAATATGGAGGTAACAAACAATGAATGTATCTGACATTTTGACGCTGGCAAAAGCTGGCTTCACGGCAGAACAGATTGGTAAGCTGATGACGATTGATGCACCTGCACCTGCACCTGCACCAGCACCTGCACCTGCACCTGCACCAGCACCGGCACCCGCACCTGCACCTGCACCGGCACCCGCACCGGCACCTGCACCGGCACCTGCACCTGCACCGGCACCAGCTCCTGCTCCTGCTCCTGCACCTGCTCCTGCGCCGAATGATACTCAGGCGCAGTTTGACAAGATTTTCCAGCAGATTTCCGCACTGACTGGCATTGTGCAGAAGGGAAATATTAACAACTTGCATCAGCCGGAAGCAAAGACACTGACTGCGGAGGACGTGCTCGCGGAGATTATCCGCCCGAACAATGGAGGTGTAAACAATGGCTAACACGCTGACAATTGATAAGATTAGCACTCTGCTAAAAGCAGTGCTAAAGGATGCGACAGGGCAGGACACTGCCGCGCTCGACACGAAGCAACTTTTGACGCTCGGTCAGAAGGCGCTCAAAACTGGCGCTGACCCTGTTATGAGCGCGATTTCTCAGCTTCTTTCGAGAACAATTTTTTCCAGCCGGCCCTATAAAGCAAAGTTTGAGGGGATGCGTATTCCCGGCGACCAGTGGGGAAACTGGGTGCGGAAAATTAAGACAATCGACGACCCGGACGACCTGACCGACAACCCGTATTGCGACTTGGCAGACGGGCAGAGTGTTGACCAGTACACGATTCGCAAACCTAAGGTTGCGCAGTTTAACTTCTACGGGCAGCAGGCGTACGAGTACGAAAAAACTATTTTTGAAACGCAGTTGAACACGGCTTTCAGGTCGGCGGAAGATTTCGGCGCGTTTATTTCTATGATTTTGACAAACATGAATAACAAAATCGAGAAGACGCACGAAGAAACTGCACGTGCAACTGTCGCGGGGTTTGCCGCTGGCAAGATTGCACAGAAAACCGATGTTATCCATCTGCTGACGGAGTACAATGCCGCGACCGGGTTGAAACTTACTGCTACTACCGTAATGCAACCGGCAAACTATAAGGCGTTTACCCAGTGGGCGTTTTCGCGCCTTGCTAACTTGTCCGATATGTTGACAGAATATTCCAGTCTTTATCAGACGAACACCTCTGATGGTGTTTTCCTACAGCACACCCCGAAGCAGGAACAGCGTGTTTATCTTAATTCTATGTTTATGCACCAGACTGATATGATGGCGCTTGCGGACACATATCATGACAATTTCCTGAAGTTGGCAGGTGACGTTGAATATGTCAATTACTGGCAGATTATGACTGACCCGCAGAAAATCAATGTTGTAAAGCCACAATACCTTGCGGCGGATGGAACCATTACAACGGCTACGGATGATGTAAATCAGGGGAATGTTCTTGGCATTATTTGTGACCGTGACGCATTCGGATATAGCCCGATTTTGACGCGACAGCGTGTCACGCCCCCGAATGCCAAGGGGGAATATTACAATATTTTCTGGAAGTACAATGAGCGGCACGCCATTGACTTTACGGAAAAGGGCGTCGTTATTCTGATGGACTAATTAAAGGAGGGGTAACGAGTGGCGGAAAGATTGAGAATGCCGGGCAACTATATTATACCTGCGGTTGATTCGAGCGCCACTCGTTACCCACACTGGTATAAACCGTTTCGCCTTCCAGAATATTGGTATTATTCGATTTATGACAAACCTTATTTCGTTTACCAGAATCATGTAGTTGAAAGCGAAACTAACGGGGTGCTGATTGCAACTGGGCTGTATAAAAATGGTTGGAAAATCCCCCAAATATCGGCAATTCTCGGCAATATGTGCCGCGAATCTACGCTTAATCCTGCATTGTGGCAGGGCGGTCATGCACCAAGCCCTGACCCAAATAATTACAAACAGAACACAGAAAAGAAATACGGTTTTGGGCTTGTACAATGGACGGGCGCAGACAAATATATTGATTGGGCGCTTGAAATATTTGGTACAAATGGCGCATATGCTGGGCTTGACTGTTGGTATAACGGTAGTATCCAAATTGCGCGCATCATGTACGAGGTTGAGCACAACTATCAGTGGGAGGGGGGAACTATATACCCGGACTTTCAAGATTTTTACTTTTCTGATAGTAAAGATATTGAGCAATTGACAAAAAGTTTTTGTCTCTGCTACGAAAGGCCTGCTATTACAGACTGGGAAGCTACTGCCAAATACCGCATACAATGGGCAAATTATTGGTATGATAAATTACAAAAAATAAATCTTGATAGCTTGCCTATCTGGTTTATCTGCAAGGCGGCTAATAAATGGAGGTGAGAGCATGCAGGTTCGGTTTTATGCTTTCCGTAAACGGATAAATTCGACTAAAACTCCTACTCAAAAAGATGCGGAAGGACAATTATCATTTTTTACTGATTGCGTACTTAAAGAAAGCACCAGCGCAATTGCCCCCCAAATTACGCTCATTTTCCCGAACGGGCTTCTTTCGCCCTCTTCTTATAATTACGCCTACATTCCTTATTTTCACAGATATTATTTCGTCACTGATATTACTTTTGTTCAAAACCGTGTGGTGTACACGCTGGCGTGTGACGTTCTGGCTTCCTATTGGGCGACGCTAAAGGAAACAGAGCAATATATACTGCGTTCCGCAAGTGCAGGGGACTTGTCAATAGTCGATCCTCTATATCCAGTAACATCAAATATTTCACACGGATATTCCCTTGCGACTGGATGGAGTTTTGATTCTCTGTCAACAGGCTATTATGTTTTGGGGATTATAAATAAAGCTACTGACACAGTAGGATGTGTATCTTATTATGTCATGTCAAACGCCCAGTTCGCGGGATTACGTTCTGCGCTGATGACAGATTATGCATACATGGGAATAAGCGCTACAGAAATTTCACAGGAGCTTTCGAGAGCCATCATAAACCCTTTTCAATATATCGTTTCATGTAAATGGTTTCCTGAAAAACCGCCGACTGCGGGAGAAGTCCACACAATTTCCGTTTCTGGTTGGGATTTCACAGGTGGAAGCGCATCAAAACTTGCATCCTCTGCAGTTATTGTAAAACAATTCACAATTGATATTCCTACGCATCCGCAAATTGCACGCGGAAAATGGCTCGATTTCAGGCCATATTCAAATTTTTATTTTTTGTTTCCTCCATTTGGAGTAATCCCCATCGACCCATCAAAATTCACTGCAAACCGCAAACTTGACGTGTTTGTTAGGATTGACTGTATATCTGGAATCGGTCACCTACAAATAAACGGGCAAGGAAGTGGTGCGCCACTTATATATTCTGCTGATTGTAATATTGGCGTTGATATACAGTTGGCACAGCAAACCGTGGCAAAGTCGATTCTGTCAGATGTCCAAAACATTGTCGGCTCGATTACACAGGGGGCAATGACTGGCGGTAAAGTAGGCGCGGCATTAGGAGCTTCTTCCGCACTACTTTCATCCCCAACGGCGCAGGGCGCTCTAACAGGGCTGATTCAAGGCGTTGCAACAGGAGATTTTTCCAATGTCGGTTCAGCGGCGTTAGCGGCAAACGCGGAATTATCTGTTAAGGGGCAGAATGGCGGCATAGCTGATTATAGAGCAACTCCAGCGCTTTGCTATCAGTTTGCAAATATTGTTTCGGCTGACAATGAGGATTTAGGAACTCCATGCTGTAAAAAATTAAAGCTATCTACCCTATCAGGATTTACTACTGTTATGCGCCCCGATATTGATACCGTTCTTGCGACACAACCGGAAATCGCTGCATTAACTTCGTACCTGTCAAATGGATTTTTTATTGAAGAAGGTGAATCTGATGGCTAATAATCCCCCTTTTGACTACAATTATGTGAACGCATACGAATCGAGTATTTCCCCCTCTACTTGCCACACAAAAAATACAGCACTTTTCCAGTACTACCAGCGGTACTTATTCCAGAAACTTACAAGTCAATTCAAGTGGAAATTTCCGGAAGATTGGAGTGATACTTATTTTCTCGGTTGCTTGTACGGCTGGGGAAGTGTGGCTATTTTCAACAGCCGGAAATTCGGCGTGATTCCACAAGCCGGCGCGCTGTATGGATACAATGTATTTTATCAGCCGACAACCGTAATGGTCGAGAACCCACTTTTGCCGCCTATGAATCTGGAGATTGGCAAAGATTGTGTGCTTTTCCGACTTCAGCGTGATTATCATGGGGCACTTGACCTTGTGAATTACTATGCGGACTTGTTAGCTACGTCGGTCGAATCTCTTGCAATGAACATAATGAATTCTAAATTATCCTATGTGTTTGCGTGTGGTTCAAAAAATGCCGCTCAAACAGGCAAGGCACTAATGGATAGGGTAACATCTGGCGAACTTGCGGTGTGGGTTGATAAGGATTTATTCCGCGACGACGGGACGCCTACATGGGCGCCGTTTGCGCAAAACGTAGGACAAAACTATATCGCAGACCGTATTCTTTCCAACATGAGGCAAATTGAAGCAGAATTTGACACTCGTGTCGGTATCCCCTCTTGTAACGTTGACAAAAAAGAACGGTTGATTACGGCAGAAGCAGAACGGAATGACGTAGAAACAGATAGCATTGTTGCACAATGGTATGATACGATACAGGATTGTATCAAACAGGTAAAGTCCGCATACGGTATCACAATCACTTGTGAGCGCCGCTACCCGATTGACCATGACACGAACGGAGGTGACAAAATTGAGCGTGAAGCTGGCGACAATGTATAATTTCGACCCCTCCATTTTCGAGGGCGTAGAATTTCCCGCTAATCTATCGGTGCAAGATTTTGTAAACACTCTGCTGATGCAATGCGGGGAAATGCCTGTGCTGTATTCGTCGCCGCCTCTAATTAAATCGCTTATTTCCACATGGAGCAACGTGTCACAGTATACATGGAAACATTTGTCAGAAACGCTGGCGGCTGAATACAATCCGATAGAAAATTATGACAGAACGGAAGAATGGGAGGATAATAGCACAAACACATCCCACTATACAAATTCTGCTAATAACACTTCCAGCGGCACAACAAAAGAACAAGTATATGGTTACAACGATTTACAAACACCATCTGACAATAACGCAAGCACCAGCACCAGCACCGGCGTGGACACAAGCGACAGTGCCGGAACAGGCACAAGCGCCGGAACCCGAAAAGGCCGCGCACATGGTAACATCGGCGTGACTACCACGCAGGAAATGTTGGAAAGCGAACGACGTGTAGCAATGTTCAATTTCTATGATACAGTTGTAAGGGATTTCCAGCGGCGTTTTCTAATTTGGGTGTACTAATAGGAGGTGTAAAATATGGGCATTTGGGAACAATTCCCGTTTACAAATTTCCATGAGGAAAATCTGGACTGGGCGTATAAGTCCATTAAAGAACTTGATGGCAGAGTGGACGCGCTGGAACAGAGCGGAAGCGTTAGTAAAAAATATGTGGACGAACAAGATGCACTACTTGACGAAAAAATTTCTGGCGAACGCTCAGCGCGAACAACCGCTGACCAAGAACTGCAAAACCAAATTACAGCGCACACGACAAGCATCAGCGGTCTTAATGGAAGAATGTTTGAGGCTGAAAAGAACATAGGCGTGAAACAGAATGTGCCTAATTTCACCAGCGTTTGGAGTGCTATCGGAGATTATTCCGCAACTCAGGCAATCGGCGGCAAATTGCTCCAAGTGCAGACGGAGGAAAAAGAAAATCGACGTTCTATCGCTGGAACTAATGGTGTGTATGATATTACTAAGGGAACAATTCAAGCACGTCTTAACACGATTGAGGACGCGCTGAAACCGGGAAGCCTTGTAAAGCAAAACAGCACAGGCTTTATTGCGATTCCTAAAGGCACAGCGCGCGGAACACGATTCAAGCCCGCGTCAACAGTTCCAGAATTTGACTTTGCTATTGCGGAACGAGAAACGGCAGTTTCAACAGATATTGGAAATTCTGACAACATTATTCTTCTGTGTTCTCCGCTAATTACAAAGGTGGGCGCAAAGTACAACAATTATGTGTTGGAAGCTAATTGTAAGGATGCAACAACCGCTGACTATATGCGCGTAAGAGTTCGTACATTTGTATTTGTGGCGGGAAATAGCGGCGGGGAACAGTACGCAACCACCTCCTATGTGGATGAAAAAACTGGACAGCTTGCAACAGAATTGGCTAACGTAGAGGCGGAAGTGCAAGATGCATATACCAAGGCGGAAACGGCAGACAATAATGCCGCTATTGCCAAGTCAACCGCGACAACGGCTGCTTCTACTGCTTCTTCCGCACTGGAAAAAATCGGCACGAGACCGGCAGAATCGAAATATAATACATTGTGGGATACTATCGGCATTTGGTCAGAAAATGTGCCAATGGCACTCAGAATCAATCCGGCCTATAATTGGAGCTGTAATAATCGGACTGCTATCAATGGCACCTCAGAGTACCCCACCGATAAAGCCCCTATAAATTCCCGGCTATCTGATTTGGAAACTGCTATTTCTAAATTCCAGAATATGCCAAAAATTGCAAGGGGCAACGTGCTGGCATACCAAGACCAAGACAGCGTGATTGATTATACTGCCGCAGGATTTACAGAGATTCCCACGGTGGTAGCAACCTTTTCCAACACGGGCGCAACAGCGGACAGCGTAACACGTTCACAGCTGATTTTTGCAAAAACAACAAGTTCTGCAAAAATCCGGCTATCTGGGACATCCACACACGAGCAGTTCGCGGTAGACTGGATTGCTGTTGGTGTATAAAATAAGAGGAGGGCAGTGCCCTCCTCTTATTCTTATTCACCCCATGTGGATAAGTGCGAACCATCCCGGAAACGGGATGCCACCCAACGATAACCGCCCGCCCGGTGTCTACGATACAATTTTGTGTAATGTACATCGGGGTTACACTCGATTGCCATCTCCATAGCCTTAACCGCCGTCGTCCGGCTGAAAAACTGGAAGCGGGTTTTGCCGCCTGCTTTTGCAAGCAGTTCGTTTCCGTCAGAATCGAGACGAACAAGGATGTAATTAGCGTTCATCTGATTTCCTCCCATTATACACTCTTTTTATCACACGACCATTTACTGTAAAAAGCTGTATTTCTTTTGCTACATAACGCGGGTCATCTCCTTCGTGACTAATGAGGGCGCGGCAAAGTTGTTCCGCCTCATTAATCCCGCCTTCGCCGCTCATATCATTAAGTGTAAATACGCCATCTTCCCACAAAATTAATGCCCTAATCTCCATGTAATCACCTCTCATAAATTCGTACTTGCTCCACCCCATGGAGCGGTTCGGCAATTGAACGTGCCATAAATTCCGCACGGGTTATGCGGTTTACTATATTTGTATCCTCCCAAACTGTCCAGTAATAGTAATAGCTTGTAAAGGTGTAGCCCTTAGTATTCAAGTCGTTAATCTGTTCACGTGTTAGCTTTACTTGCTTCATTCAAACGTTCAGCCTTTCGCTTTTCAAGCAATTCGCGGGCGACAACACGGGCAATGAGCTTCAGGGCTTCACGCTCCTCTGCGGTGTAACCCTTGTAGCTTCTACGAGTTAAATCTGTTATTTGGGTTAGCGTTTGAGCACGGAGATACTGTACAGCCACAAACCGGAAATCAGACATTCTTCTTCATCCCCTTCACACGGATTTCGACCAGTTCCCAGCCGTTAGGGTTGCTGTCGCTTTTGTGGGACAAGGCGACAGTTGTGCCAAGGTAATCACGATTAAGGCGGTACACAGCATCTTCCTCCATAAAGTAACGATAACTGGCAGTGTCGTAGATGCTGTCATGGTTCAGCTGGTTAATGGCACGGCGTTCGAAATAAGCGGTCTTCATGGTATTTCCCTTTCTGGTTTTGTGAGGTTTTCCTTCCTCTCTACATTGTATATAATAGC